TTCTTTAGGGAAAGTTATTGTCTTTGGTTTAAATCTAGTAATATGACTTGATACTAACTTGCCATCAATATACTCTTCATACAACCAAGCAATAATATTGTCCATGATAATTATTCTTCTTCTATATCATCATATTGGTGCATAATCAATTCTTCTACTGCTAAATCACCTGATTGTTCCTTATGCCACTCAATCATTTTTTGTGCATACCAAATTAATTTTTCTAAATCACCAATTGGATCACCTTTGTCTAAATGTCTATCAAGGTAATTATCTGCCTGCATCATTAAACCACCATAATAATGCTGACTGCTATACTTACGTTTGTAGATATCTATGTTTTCAATTCCACCTTTTTTGTAATATGGTGGGTTTATTTTGTCGCTCATATTAAATCCTTTCCGTAGGATAAAAGTTTATCAACTGGCACTTTAAATGCCTTTTTGGGAACGTCATCACCCTCCCCATATATTTCCTCATAAACTAATTTGTTCATGAATATACAATGAAGTATATCATTTTTAGTCATGATTCTAAATTTAGTTCCGTCATAGATAACCCAATAGTCTGCTTTGCTAACAAGAAGTGCTGTTGGTTGATAGTAATTTTCTATTTCAATAACAATCTTACCAAACTCATGACATCTTGGGCATGACTTAATTTCAACACTTTTATGTAACTCAGGTATCCATATATCATAATATTTAAAGTTACCTTCAATTATTATTGAGCATGGGTATTTTTTTTTAATAATACCTAAGGCCATTATTTCTACTTCTTTTCCCTCTGCTAACCACTTTTTAAAATTATCTGTGGTCATTATGCACCTCTATAATAATTATTCCTTTTTCTGTTTCACAAGATATGCCTTGTATTTTAGAATAAACAGTTCCATCTTTATTTATTTTTACAGCGTATTTACCTTTAATACAAATATTATGTGGAATTTCAATTGGTTTGTTTATATAAAAATTTAAAGTTATTACAACAATTAAACACAATATCAATAACACCATTATAAAACTAATGATTTTCTTCATAATGAATTAATCCTATATTGTTATATATTTTTTTCCAAAGGCGTATAATTTCATTAAATCTAAAAGAAAGGAGTAACGCCATGTGGTCTACACCAAAAGCAACTGAAATGCGTTTCGGTTTTGAAGTTACAATGTACGTTTGTAACAAATAAAGAAAAGGGGGATTATCCCCCCTGTCTTTAAAATGGAATGTCATCGCTCTCAAAAGGATTTTCCTCACCACTTAATACATTGTCTGTTTTAGCGTTAATTTGCTGAGTTGTCATAGTTTTTTCATCAGGATTATTTACATAACCACTAAAATCAGGACTTTTGTCTGAGTATTTTTCAGCGTTATTCCATAATGAAACATTAAACACTATACCATTAACAGTTATCTTGCCAGTATAGTCAGGACTTTTGTCATTTTTTTTATCCTTGTTAACCCAAAGTGCTATTTTATTTTTTACTTCTTCTGTCATTATATTTTCTCCATATAGTTATAAACAGGTTTCTTTTTCCAATTCTTAGGTTCTGTGTCAGTTCTCACATACTCCAAGAATTCATTTATATGCGGAATAATCCACTGTATAAATTCTTTATCTCGCTTTATGTATTCCACATGAAACTCTTGTGGTGTCCATACGGCAAATATACATTGAGGTCTATCCATTACTTCCATTTGAATTTGTGTCTGGTAAAAATATTTCTCAGGAATTACTGGATAAATCTTTTGTGTCCAAGGGCATTTTACTTCTACTGGATCGTTTTTATAATAACCATCAGGTGATGCACCTATTGGTAATTCTTTATGGACTTTAAATAAATTGCCCTCATCAACCATACCATTAAGGTAATCTTCAAGGGTAGCAATTGCTAATCCCTCATGATCCACACCCCATTGCGTCATTTCATTTCCCTCAAATTTTGGAAGTCTGCCAGTAACTTCTTTCCAATATTTCTTTCTATCATGAATAACACGCCATGCTTGAGATGCTGTTACTACACTTGCTCTACGTTTATCTTTAAGATGCGAACTCATTTTTTAGTTCCGTTGTAAATTTATTAAGGTACTGTCTAATATGCTTTGGTATAGATAGATACGTCTTTTCTAAATCTTCAACAGTTTCACATTTAGATAATGCTGCTTGGTAATACTCGATCTTTTCATTTAGTTCATTTTGTTGCAGAATTGCTGTCTGCACTTCTTCAGCAGTTGCAACAGAAGTATCAATGCCTATATTATTGAAACCTAATGCACGCCCAACGCAGGACGTTTCACAGTTTTCTAATGCACTTGTTTTGTTCACGTTGCTGCTACCCTCATGTTCATAAGCATGACCAGTTGATAGCAATTTCTCACCATCATAGATATATGCTTTCATAATAAAAAGACCATCTTCAAAACTCACTAACTCAGTAATAATTCTTCCTTCAGGATAATTTTCTTTAAAGTATTTGATCCTTTCATGAACCATTACATATTCTTTACCACCATTAACCTTTACTGTTTTCATTCTCTTTCCTTTCTGCTTCATCGTTATCTCGTTTTAATTCTTCATGTGCCTCACTTAACCACTTAGCAAGATCATCTAAAGTCCATTTGCAAGTTACATTTTCTCTTCTGTTATAGTCAGGCATATTACACTCCAAAAGAAAATGCTAATACAGTTAACACACAAACAAATGCAGCACCAAATAAAGCAGCACCAATTATCTTTAAAAAATAACTGGTGTTATTAACTACTCGGTATTTTGTTAGGTAGGTTCTTAACTTTTCTTCATTAAGTTTTTCGTCACGCTTCCAATGATTTATTTCTCTTAACATATATTTCTCCTTATTGAATTAAATCTTTGTCAAATACTTCTTGTTCCAACATTGCTATAGTAGCAGGGTCTAATTTATTTACAACTTCTTCATCTTCCATAATTACAGAAGTAATTTTTACTTCATATAATGTTGGTGAATCACCAGTTGCATATCCATCTTTTTCTACACTTACTTTTGCTTCTACATAAACAGGTATATTCCAACTACCATATTTATTATCTAATTCTAATTCGCTATCAAAAGTTACTAACATAATTATTACTCCAAATATTAATCACAATTTAATTATGACATGGTAAAAAAATAATGCAAGCACTTTTTACAAAAAAACTTGCAAAATATTTTTTATTAATTTAGACTACAAATGTGATTAAAAATAAGGAGATTTAAAAATGGGTTTAGATATGTATGTAACAGCAGAAAAATACTTATGGGAATTAGAAGAAGATGAACATGAGGTTATCTGCAACAAGATACAAAAAGCATTTGGTGTAGATATGAAAGTAAAGTCAGTTGAATTTGATGCAATGTATTGGCGTAAAGCAAATGCAATTCATAAATGGTTCGTTGACAATGTACAAGATGGTGTTGATGATTGTAGACGGCACTATTTTAAATTTTCAGATTTGCTAAAATTAAGAATGTTATGTGACCAAGTTTTAAAGAATAGACATTTGGCAGATAAATTATTGCCAACGCAAGAGGGATTCTTTTTTGGTCATTATGAATATGATGAGTATTATTTTGGAAGTATACAAGATACAATAAAAATGATAGACGGACTTAAACAAATAGGTCATATAGATAGTTTTGATTTATATTATCAATCTTCATGGTAGAAAGGAAAAACATGAAATTAACAGAAGCATTAAAATACTTTAACAATAGCAGAAGAAAAATGGCAGAATCATTTGGCATATCTGTGCAATCTGTTCAGTATTGGTCTAAGTTAGACAAGATACCTGAGTTAAGAGAGTTGCAGATTAAAAATATGATTAGAGAGGGTAAACTGAATGAAAAGATTGGTGATTAAAAACTGGTCTACTTTTCAACACTATAAATATCGTAATCCACCTTGGATTAAATTGCATAGAAGTTTGTTAGATGAACCTGATTGGTATGAATTGTCTGGTGATGAGGCAAAATTCTTGATTGAAGTTTGGTTAATAGCATCTAGTGAAGATGGTTATTTACCAGAAACTAAGAAGATTGCATTTAGAACAAGGCGTACTGAAAGCGAAGTGCAAGCATTGTTAGACAAGTTGCAAGCATTTATCAAGCATGATGCTAGCATGATGCAAGACAGAGTAGAGAAGAGAAGAGACAGAGAAGAGAAGAGTAAAGAAGAGAAGAGAGAGGAAAGAAATGGACATTCACCAGATACTATCGCATTTTAGTAAGGTAAGCAGAACAACAAGAAATGGTCAATATCAATGTTTATGTCCTGCACATAAAGATAGGTCAGCATCATTGTCTATAAAACATTGTGAAGATGGAAGAATACTTATAAATTGTTTTGCAGGTTGTGACATTGAATCTATTTTGGGTTCAGCAGGATTGGAGTTTGATGATATTATTCCTAAGCGTATTGAAGAATTAAAACCAATTGGTAAAGTCTTTAATGCTTATGCTGTTTTAAAGTCATTAAGAGATGAGGCGTTGCTAGTTTGTTTGGCAGCATTAGAAATAAAACAAGGAAAAGAAATACCACAAGAAGATATGGATAGACTTTTTGTTGCGTATGAAAGATTAAAGGAGGGGTATGAGTACGCTAGAAGATAAGTTGCAAAGACTTGTGGTTTCTGAAAAAGAAATTAAAAGTTATTTTGACGGCAGAGATAATGACGAACACCTAAAGATTAAATCGCCAATAGATTATATTGATGAGGTAAAAGAATATTTTACTGGTGATTATCATAAAGGAACCTTATTACCATGGCCATCTATGAAACATTGCTTTAGACTAAGACCTGCTGAAACAACGATATGGTCTGGTTGGAGTGGTCATGGAAAGTCATTAATACTAAATCAAATTATGATGTCATTGCTTGCAGACCATAAGGTAATGATTGCATCTTTTGAAATGCAACCAAGAAGTACCATTGCTAGATCGATTAGACAGGTAAGTGGTGTGCTGCAACCAAAGGCAGAATATATTATTGAGTTTTGCGAGAGGGCACACAGGAAGTTATACTTGTACGATCAACAGGGAGTGGTTACACCTGATACAGTATTGTCTGTAATTTATTATTCTGTTGAGGAATTGGGTTGTACGCAGATAGTTATTGATTCTCTTATGAAGTGTGGTGTTCCTGAAGATGACTTCCAAGGGCAAAAATCTTTTATAGATAAAATTTGCGTGGCATCTAGGGATTTGAATTGTCATATTCATGTAGTTGCTCATAGTAGAAAGCGTAGTAATGAGTTAGGAAACGCACCACAGAAACATGACGTTAGTGGTAGTGCCAACATAACTAACCTTGCTGACAATGTATTTGTGCAGTTTAGGGTAGATAAAGAGGGTAAGAGACAATCAGGTAAATATACTGATGCTGACCTTGATGCTATGCCTGATAGTATTTTATATTGTGTAAAGCAAAGACATTATGAGTGGGAGGGACATATCCCATTTTACTATGACAAAGATGGTATGAGATATAAGGACATGATTCTATGAAATGGTATGAAGATGACTTATGGTTTGAGAAGTCAAAAATTTATTTAAAAATTAAAGAACACTTTGGTGATTCAGAATGGAGAGTAAAATTAAAAAATGGAAAAGAATATAAATCTAAAAACTGGGACAAGGTTCAAAAAGAGAGAAGCAATCCTAACGGACACCAACCGAGATTTGATTATTTCAATGATTACGAGTCTGGAAAAAGGAAGTGATTACAAAATTGTAATTGACCTTTATAAAGGTAAAAGAACATTACCACAAAATGATTTGCTGTTTGGGTATATTTATAAAGCAATTGCAGACTATACCGGGTATCGAGTAGACGAAATACATGAACTAATGGGATATACATTTTTGCTTGAAGAAAAAGAAATTATGGGTAAGAAAGTAAATTATATTAAATCAACAACACAATTAACTGTGGAAGAATTTGGTCACTATACAGAAAACGTGATGAATTTTTTTAGAGGATATGGAGTTGAATTCAGTGGTTTATAGAAATAAAAAATTATTAGTGTTATTAAGAGATTTACCTTGCATGGCGTGTGGTCGCAGTGACGGAACAGTTTGTGCTGCACACAGAAATGAGGGTAAGGGTATGGGATTAAAGAACAGTGATGCTTTAGTCGCTGCTTTATGTCACAGATGTCATTATGAGATGGACAATGGCAAAAATATGACTAAAGACGAGAGGCATGATATGTGGAATAAAGCATACATCAAAACAATTCAATTTCTAATTGAAAATGAGTGGTTAACTATTAAGGAGTAGATATGATTTTCTCAAGAAAAAGACCAATTATATTGGAATGTTTTACAGATAGAAAAGATGTGTATGAGTTATCTAAAATAGATTACGCATATAGATTTTTTCCTGACTATATTAAGAGCATGAAAGAAGTTCATGTAAGAAACAGTATCTTTGAAGTATCAACGTTAAAGAATTGTGTTGGACTTCATATGCTATATCATCATGGATTCATATTACCACTATGGAGTGATTTGTTTATCCAAGTTAAAGATGCAGGTCATAAATGGCATTTTGCAGATGGAGTAAGTCAAGCAGAATCTCATGATCCTGAGCAGTTTAAAGAATTATCTAAAGATATGTATAACTTGAAGTTGGTTAGTCCATGGCGTATCAAAACCAACAGTGATATTAACTGGGTTTTAAATATGCCAATGTGGTCACACTTATATGCAACGCAACATAAGATATTACCTGCTGTTGTAAACTTTAAAGAGCAGCATAATACAAACATCAATATGTTGATTCATTGGCAACCATGCAATGAGTTCTATATACATCACAAAACACCTATGCTTCATTTTGTGCCTTTGTCTGATCGACCTATTAAATTTAAATACCACTTAGTTGATAAACTGAAGTATGATACGTTAAAAACACCAAGATTAAAGTTTATAAATAATTTTCCCTATATTAAAAAGTTAAAGAATGAAAACAACACCAACCCAACTAAGTCTTAAAATGTTAAGAGATGAGGGATACCAAACTTTGCAAGTGGTAGAGCATTACAATTTTTTTGCAAAAAAAAGAATTGATTTATTTAATTTCATTGATATCATTGGAATTAAGAATGGTCAAGTTATTGGTATTCAAACTACAACATTCAATAACAGGTTAGCAAGGTGTAAGAAGATTGCTGAAAACCCAAATATAAATGAGGTTAGGAAAGCAGGTTGGATAATTCATGTTCATGGTTGGCGTAAAGAGGATAATAGATGGACAGTCAAAGTAGAAGATTGCAGTTAATAAATGAGATCATTAACTTTATTGGTTATGAAAAAAAGACAATCAATGAAGTATGTACTCATTTAGGCATAACAAATACATTAGCAAGAAGCATTATGCAGACTTTAATGAATGCTAATATTATTCAAAAAACAGAACTCATTAAAAGCAAAAATCAATTTGTGTATTCAAAAGTACATGACTGTTTGATTGCAGATATGTTGTACCCAAGTGCAAAAGAAGTAGAAGCAATGTTAAAACCTATGATTAAAAGCAAGAGAATAGTAACAGTTGAACAAGGAACTTCAAAGGCAAGAACATCAAGTTATAATCGTGATGTTTATTATAGTCAATCTTATTATGGCACTATATATGAAGGGGAATGATGCAAATATCATTACTAATGGAATTGTTAGAAGATTGGGCGAGATGGATGCGACACGAACCCAACAAATTGGGATATCCTAGCAAGTCTAGTACATTTTCAACTGGTGGTGAATCTACTAATTCATCATTTGAGGATATGGTTGAATCTCAAGATGAACAAGTTATGAATACAATCAATGCTATTGTGCATTCATTAGATACTCAAGAAATATCAGCAGTATATGCAAGATATTTAAGAACTAAAAAACCTTTCTATTACGAACTCAAACTACAATTGGCAATTAAAAAAATGTTAGAACTATCTGAAAAAAGATTACCTTTTTTATAAAAAATACTTGACAAGTTATATTGATTACCCCATAATTAAATTGTGATTAATTAATAGGAGTTTATGATGTATAACGAAGACGTAAGAATTTTTAAAGTAACTGGTATGTTTGATAAAGATCCAAGAAATGGCAGAGTAACTGATAAGTTTATGAAATTCCCAAGTATGTTTGATGCTTTTGCTTGGGCGTGTGACTTAAACAAAAACTTAGATCAAAATGATGTGTGTATTTCAATTGAAGATATTGAAACAAAGGAAATGACATGGGTTTAGACGATAGGCAGCAAGCAGAACAAGAAGAATACTTTGTATATAGAACAATCAGTGATATGATAGAAATTGTTAGAAGTTGTGGTGCTGAAGCAATAACGAATAATATACCACCAGATATTAAGGAAAAATTACAAAAATCCTTGATAGGCAATTAAAATCCTGATATAATTACACCTGTGGGATAGGTATATCCAAAACCTCTCTCTTCAGTATCTATCCTACGTTACTCCTTATAATCACAGACTAACCCACTTCGGTGGGTTTTGTCTTTTATGGAAAGGAAATAAAATGTCATGTAAAGGTAAACATAAAGGCATGAAAACTAAAGGCAAGACCAAAAAGTAAAATGTCTTTTGAGTTTGTGCTTATTGTATATTTAACAATGAGTACGCCTAAATATGTAGGCAATTTTGTAGACTGTACAGTAGCAAATGAATATGTAAAGAAGCATTATCCTAAAGCAGAATATAGTTCTTGTCTTTATGAAAATTATGTATATTTGCCAAAAGATTTTGTAAGGATTAATATAAATGAGTAAAGGAAGTACACAAAGACCAACGGATCGAAAAAAGTTTGATGAAAATTTTGATAGAATCTTTGGTAAAAAGAAATAATGTAGTATAGTAATAAAAGGTAATGACCCATTATGGAGTTACAAATGATTAAAATTTATACAACTTTCGGAGTTAGTAAGGCGTCAAAATGCAAGGCGTAGAACATATTCCGACACAAGAAAAACGAATGTTGGTAAGAACATTATCAGCAGTTGGTATCACTTATGAAGATATAGCAAAGAAACTACAAATATCTTCAGACACATTAACAAAACATTATAGAGATGACCTAGACTTAGGTCGTATAGATGCCAATTCAAAGATTGGTACTAAACTATTTGAATCTGCTGAGAATGGAAACATATCAGCACAAATGTTTTGGTTAAGAACTAGAGCAGGTTGGAAAGAAACAACTGGTTTAGAACTCACTGGTGCCAATGGTGGTGCAATCCAAGTTATCACAGGTATTGATGATGATGAGGATTTATCAGATGCCAAAGTTTAATACAACATATAAACCAAGAGTACAACAGAAACTAATACATAGAAGTGTTAGAGATAACAGGTTCATTGTAGTCGTTGCACACAGACGTATGGGCAAGACAGTCAGTGCTATTAACCAACTCATACATTCATCATTGAAATGTGATAAAAAGAATCCAAGGTTTGCATACATCGCACCTACTTATGGACAGGCAAAGCGTGTAGCATGGGATTATTTATTAGAGTATACAAGACCACTTAAAGCAGTACCTAATTCATCTGAGTTAAGAGTAGACTTTGCTGATGGTAGACGTATCTCATTATATGGTGCAGATAACCCAGACAGTTTACGTGGTATCTATTTAGATGGTTGTATCATTGACGAAATTGCTGACATTAACCCATCAATCTTTAATGAGATTGTAAGACCTGCATTATCAGATAGGTTAGGTTGGTGTATGTTCATTGGAACACCCAAAGGTAATAACCACTTTAAAGAATTAAGAGATAGAGCATTAGAGAAACCTCAAGGTTGGGATTGTTTACAGTTTAAAGCAAGTGAAACCAACTTAATTGATGAAGAAGAACTCAAAGCAGCACTCAGAGAAATGGGTGAAGATAAGTATATGCAAGAGTTTGAATGTTCATTTGATGCTTCAATTGAGGGTGCGTATTACGGCAAAATGCTTAATGAGATTCAAGCATTAGGACACATGACACCTATTGTTCGTGATGACTTATGTAAAACATGGGTAGCATGGGACTTAGGTATGGGTGATTCTACTGCATTATGGGTAGCACAAACAACACCACAAGAAGTAAGGATACTAGACTATTATGAAAATAATGGTGAAGCATTAGATCATTACGTCAAATGGTTAAGAGCAAATGATTGGTTTGATGCAACTCAACTATTACCACATGATGTTCAAGTTCGAGAACTAGGCACAGGTAAATCTCGTAAAGAGATGTTAGAAGAAACTGGGTTAGTCATTAACATTGTTCCTAAATTATCAGTTGATGATGGAATTATGGCAGTAAGAAGAATGATACCTAAATGTTGGTTTGACCCAAAAGCAAACAAAGGTTTAGAAGCATTAAGAAACTATCGTAAAGAGTTTGATGAACGTAAGCAAATGTATTATGACAGACCTTTACATAATTGGTGTTCTCACGCAGCAGATGCTTTTAGATATTTAGCAATTGGCATGGACAATGTCAATGAATCGTGGTCTAAACCACTTAACATAAATCACGCATGGATCGTTTAAATGGCAAAACTTAATGAAGAAAAATTAAAGAGTATTCTTGATTCTGAGATAGATGATAGTATTGGTTTCTTAGAGACTGAAACTACAGCAGAAAGACAAGAAGCACTAGACTTCTATTTACGTAAACCTTATGGCAATGAAGTAGAGGGCAAGTCTAAGATTGTTACAGGCGAAGTAGCAGAAGCAGTTGATGGTGCATTACCTCAATTATTAAGAGTATTCACTTCTT